TACAAATTTCAGTAGTTGAATGATAATTAAAATTAATATATAAGGAGAAATATTATGGCACATTTTGCAAAACTAGGAGCTAACGGAAAAGTTATTCAAGTGTTAACTATGGATAACGATAAAATGAAAAATGCTGATGGTGTTGAAGACGAAACAGTAGGTCAACAGTGGTTAGAAACACATAACAACTGGCCTGCACAAATGTGGATTCAAACTTCATACAACACATCTGGTAATCAACATAAATTAGGTGGAACTCCATTTAGAGGAAACTATGCAGGCATAGGTTATGAGTGGGACGAAGATAATCAAATCTTCTGGCCTAAAAAACCATATGCATCTTGGGTAAAAGATACAGTAACTGCACAATGGAAATCACCAATTGGTGATGCTCCCGCATTAACTGCAGAACAACAATCACAAAATGAAGCTAATACTCATTTATGGATTTATGATTGGAATGAAGAAGGCCAGTCCTGGGACTTGACAGACGCAAAAGCATAAATTAAAAAGGTATGTGGTATGCAAAAGAAAGTATTAACTGAGCAAGCATTATATTATGGTGACGTATCAATGCCTAAAGATTGGGACATTGATAGAAATAGATTATCAGAAGATATTATAAAGTCGACAGTCAAAAATGAAAGTTTTCCGTTTTCACGAGCTTTTGACATGTTAGATACTTATATGAGAGAACACATATTTTTAAAATATGAGTTTACTTTAATTGGCAAAGATAAGTGGGGTAACTTTTATAAACCTGGTGAAACTTCACAACCTTTTATAAATGTAGATCCAGTGGATTTAAAAAACTCACCAGATTATACATTGTTGTATGGTGTAAAAGTTAAAAACTGCATGGTTCGAATACACTATGAAGACAATAGACGTAAAGGTAGATCTTGGGATATAGAACTTAAAAATAATATGTTTATTATGTTTCCATCAACAAATATGTATTACATAACAAATAAACAGAAAGATAGTTTGAATTTTGTTCAAACAATAGCTTATGAATTTGTTTAATCATTATTGGTATTTTAAATCTGCACTAACACCTAAATTTTGTGATGAAGTTATTAAATATGCAAATCAACAAAAAGAAAGTATGGCAAGAACAGGTGGATATGATAAAGAAGAATTATCAAAAGAAGATATTAAAAATATACAGAAAAAAAGAAAATCAGATTTAGTATGGCTTGATGATACTTGGATATATAGAGAATTACATCCATATGTGCACCAAGCAAACAGAGAGGCTGGTTGGAACTTTGAGTGGGAAAGAAGTGAGTCTTGTCAATTTACAAAATATAAATTAAATCAATATTATGATTGGCATTGTGACGGTTGGAATAAACCTTATGAAAAAGAAGGACCTGAAAAAGGTAAAATTAGAAAACTATCTATGACTTGTCAATTAACAGATGGTTCAGAATATAGCGGTGGAGAATTAGAATTTGATTTTAGAAACTATGATCCACATATGAGAGACGAATCAAAACACAGAATACAATGTAAAGAGATATTACCAAAAGGTTCTATAATTGTGTTTCCTAGTTTTGTTTGGCATAGAGTTAAACCAGTAACATCAGGCACAAGATACAGTCTTGTGGTATGGCATTTAGGAAGGCCTTTTAAATAATGTTTATAAACACATATTTTCCAACAATAGTTTGGACTGAAAACAAACCAGAATTTGTTAAATCTTTAAACAAAGTTAGCAATAAATATATTTCTGATTCTCGAAAGAGAGAAAAAAATTATATAAAAGAATATGGTGATTTTGGAAGATCGTATCACTCAACAGCGTTAACAAATGATAATGATTTTTTAGATTTTAGAAATTATGTAGGTCAAAAATCTTGGGAGTATTTAGATCATCAAGGTTATGATATGTCTCAATACACAACCATGTTTACTGAACTATGGGTTCAAGAATTTGCTAAAAAAGGTGGTGGTCATCATTCAGCACACATACATTGGAATCAACACGTATCAGGTTTTTACTTTTTAAAATGTAGTGATAAAACTTCTTATCCTGTATTTCACGAACCAAAGACTGGGGCACGATGCACAAAATTAAAATTAAAACCAAATTTAAAAGGTGTATGGCCCGGTCATGAACAATTTCATTTAAAACCAAAACCAGGAACATTAATTATATTTCCAGGTTATTTAGAACATGAATTTTCAGTAGATCATGGCAAAGAACCTTTTAGATTTATACATTGGAATATACAAGCGGTACCAAAAGAAATGGCTAAAGATGTTTAAAGATAAAAAGTATACAATTATTCGTCAAGCAATATCAAAAGATCTTGCAACTTTTCTTGCTAATTATTTTTTAATGCAAAAACAAGTTTATGACACTTGTCAAAAAGAAAGATACTTTTCACCATTTGAAAATATATTAGGTCAATATGAAAGTGCAGATGGACAAATACCTCACACATATGCTCAATATGGAAATATTGCTATGGAGACTTTATTACTTAAATGTCAACCAAGTATGGAAAAAGCAACAAAATTAAAATTATATCCTGCTTACACATATGCTAGAGTATACAAAAAAGGTGATGAACTTAAAAGACACAAAGACAGATTTAGCTGTGAGATATCTACCACCATGAATTTAGGTGGAAACGATTGGCCTATATATTTAAGCCCTAATGAAAACGTAGGGATTCCGGAACACGCAGGTGGTAAAAAAGGAATTACTGTATCTAGTAAAGCAAAAGGTATTAAGGTCGATTTAAAACCAGGAGATATGTTGATTTATAGGGGTCAAGAATTAGAGCATTGGAGAGAGAAATTTAAAGGTACAGAATGTGTGCAAGTATTTTTGCACTATAATAATCGTAAAACGCCAGGGGCAAGAAATAATATGTTTGATACTCGTCTACATTTAGGTCTTCCAAATTGGTTCAGACGATCTAGTTTTTCCTTCAATTTATAACATGGCTTTTTATTATTCGCTATGATATAATTCTTAGATGGAGGCAGGGCACCACCACATACCCCCTGTCTCCTTTTAAGGATTTATTATATGTATTTTGGAGGAACACCCTTTGCAGCGTCTCCTTTTGGAGATCCCGGTTTTAACCCTAATGCCTTTGTTAATGTTACAGGTTCTAGAATTAACGAATCTACTGGAACTGTATCATTAGTAGGTAAAGCTAATTTTGCAGTAACTGGTAGTAGAGTAAATTTCTCTATAGGTAACACAAGTGTTATAGAGGGTGTTGGTGTAATAGTTACACCTGATGGATCACAACTTAATATTTCAACTGGAGATCCAACTGTAGTTGCTGAAGCTTTATTTGCACTTACGGGAAGTAGAGTAAATTTAAATACAGGAACACCAACTTTTGCTTTTAAATATCCAGTATCAGGAAGTAGAGTAAATTTAAATACAGGATCACCAACGATAGTTGGTAAAGCAACTGTTGAGCCTGATGGTTCTCAAGCTAGTTTAAGCACTGGAACTGTAACTATTTCTGCAGATGCTAATTTTTCTGTAACAGGTAGTAGAGTAAATTTAACTATTGGTAACGCTGATGTAGCAGCAAACGCAACAGTTTCTGTAACAGGAAATAGAGCAAATTTATCTTCTGGAACAGTAACAATAACTGCTGACGCAACTATTCTACCTACAGGGTCTAGAGTAAATTTAGCTACATCAGATGTTTTAATTAGAAAATGGGATGGTATAGTGCCAGGAGTTTCAATGACTTGGGATAGTGCAACTTTTCCAGAGAAGAGAGCATAGGAGAATAAATGTATTTTGGAGGATCATCATTTTCAGCAGCGCCTTTTGGAGCAACAGCAGGACAAAGTATTAGAGCTTCAGTTAGTGGTAGCAGAGTTAATTTAAGCACAGGTTCTCCTACAATTACAGGTGGAGTTGTTATTACTCTTTCAGGTAACAGAATAAACGCAAGTATAGGTAACGTTACTACTAGAGTTGACCAAGTATTTACTGTATCTGGTAATAGAATAAACCTTGCAACAGGTACGGTAGATGTGATATCATGGAACCCGATTCCCCCAGGGGTAAATCAAACATGGGTCCCTATTGACCCACTAAACCCATAGGAGAAATATGGCATCAAGTACGTCGAGTGATTTAAAACTAGAATTAATTACAACAGGTGAAAAGTCTGGTACCTGGGGTACAATTACAAATACAAATTTACAAATATTAGAACAAGCGGCTAGTGGTTATATTGCTGTTGATGTTGCATCTAGTGATGTAGCTTTAGCTCTATCTAATCATGCTGTATCAAACGGTAAAAATTTATACTTTAAATTTACAGGAACTTTAGCTGCAAATAGAACGGTTACAATGCCTGACTCTGCAGAAAGAGTATTTATAGTAGAAGATGCAACCACTAGATCATCAAGTAATTATACATTAACAGTTAAAACAGTGTCTGGCACAGGTATTGCGCTACCTATAGGATCTAAATGTTTATTATACTCAGATGGTACAAATGTAAATTTAGGTATAAGACAAAAAGGTTATTATACACCAACAACTGCATATACTGCCGTAGATGGAGATCAACTATTAATTGATACGTCTGGAAGTGGTATTGGATCAGCTGTTACTATAACTTTACCAGCGTCACCAGCTGTAGGTTCAGAGGTTCATTTTATAGACAGTGGTAATAACTTTGCATCAAACAATTTAACCATAGCTAGAAACAGTTCAAATATTTTAGGTTCGGCATCTAATTTAGTAGTGTCTACCAATGGCGCTGCTTTTACTTTAGTATTTGTAAATTCAGCAAGAGGCTGGGCTTATAAAGATAAAATATAGGAGCACGGATCATGGCTCTAATTGAGTACAAATTTAAACCCGGTATAGATAAACAAAATACCGAATCAGGAGCAGAGAATCGTTGGGTTAATTCTGACAACGTAAGATTTAGATATGGCCTACCAGAAAAAGTAGGTGGTTGGTCCTCTCTTATAACCGATACAATTGTTGGTGTTGCTAGAGCACAACACGCTTTTGTCGACATAGCTGGTAATAGATATGTTGCAATAGGCACAGATAAATTTTTACTGTTATATTTTGAGGGGCAAGTTTATGATATTACTCCACTTAAAACTACTCTAACTTCTGCAACCATAGCAACTACAAGTGGATCAGCTACTTGTACGATTACAAAATCAGGACATGGTTTATCTATTGGAGACATAGTTCAATTAGATAGTGTTACACTACCAAGTGGTACAGGATTTAGTGCATCTGATTTTGAAGATAAAAATTTTCAAGTAATTACAGTTCCAACATCTAGCACATTTACGATAACACAATCATCTAATGCTAGTGGCACCGTATCAACAGGTGGTAGTTTAAGTATTAAACCCTATGAGCCTGTAGGACCTAGAGCACAATCATATGGTTATGGTTGGGGTATCGCTGGTTGGGGTAGTGGTAATTGGGGAGAAGCAGCAACTGCATCTGATGTAACACTAGAACCAGGTTTATGGTCTTTAGATAATTTTGGTCAAGTGTTAGTTGCAACAGTATTAAATGGTAAAACTTTTACATGGAATGCTGGAGCTTCAACACCTTTAGAAAATAGAGCGTCTACAACGACATCTGGTTTTGCTACAGGAAGTAATCCAACAGCAACAAGAGTCAGTTTAATTTCACCAACAACTAGACACTTATTACATTTTGGAACAGAAACGACTATTGGAGACACAACCACACAAGACGACATGTTTATAAGATTTTCCGATCAGGAAGATATTAACACCTATACACCTTCAGCTATAAACACTGCAGGAACATTAAGATTACAAGATGGCACAAAGATCATCGGCGCGCTAAAAGCAAAAGAAGTTATCTTGATCTGGACTGATAATGCATTGTATACGATGAAGTTTATAGGTGGTCAGCTTGTGTTTGGTCTAGAGCAAGTGGGAACCAACTGTGGACTAATAGGTCAAAACGCTGTTGTTGAAATAGATGGGGCTGCGTTTTGGTTAAGTTCAAAAGGTTTCTTTCTGTATGATGGTACAGTCAAAAGTATACCATGCACAGTAGAGGACTTTGTGTATGATGATTTTGATACGACAAAAGGACAGCAAGTTGCAGCTGGATTAAATAACTTGTACACAGAAATTACTTGGTATTATCCATCATCTAGTTCTGAATACAATGATAAGTATGTTGTATTTAATTATGGAGAATCTGCAGGTGTGCCAGGGGGTGTCTGGTATACAGGAACAGAAGCTAGAACAAGTTGGATTGATTCAAATGTTTATCCAAATCCTTTTGCTACAAAATATGATTCTACCGCAGATGGCACATTTCCTGTTGTAGTTGGTCAAACAGGTTTAGGACAAACAACTTATTTTGAACATGAAGTAGGCACAGATCAAATTAATCCAAATGGTACAACAACCACGGTTACATCATTTATAGAATCTTTTGATATAGACTTACAACAAAGGGGTAAAGATGCACAAGGTAGATCAACTGGACCAAAAATTGCAGGAGAGATATTTCTAGCTATGAGAAGATTTGTACCAGATTTTAAAACATTACAAGGTAATGCTAAAGTTAGTTTAGATGTAAAAAGATATCCTCAACAATCTTCTACACAAACAGGTCTAAGTCCTTTTACAATAACATCTAGCACAGATAAAAAAGATACAAGAGCTAGAGGTAGATTTATAAGTGTTAAAATAGAAAACGATGCCACAAGTGAATCATGGAGATTTGGCACATTAAGATTAGATTTACAACCGGATGGAAGAAGATAATGACTAAAATAAATATAAGAATACCAGAACCAAAAACAGAATATGATATATCTAATCAAAAGCAAATCAATAGAGCTTTAACATTAATGAAGGATCAATTGAATTCTACTTTTTTAGATGAAATAAAACAGGAGCAAGAGAGATTCTCTTGGTTTTTAAGTGGCTAATATATATACAAATTCAAAGGTAGATTTAACGAGCACAGCTGAAACTGTTGTCTATACAAGTCCAGCAGCAGGTACATCTACAACTGCAACAACTAGTATAATTAAATCTATACTAGTATCTGAGGACTCAGGTAACGCTGACAGTATAACTTTAACGTTAACAGATGCTTCTTCAAATGTGTTTAGTTTGTTTAAAACAAAGGCTATTTCAGCCAATGCAACAGTAGAACTACTGACACACCCTCTTATTATTACAGAGGGAGAGATTATAAAAGCAACAGCAGCATCAGGAAATAGGTTACATATCGTATTTTCTGTGTTACAAATAACAAGAGATTAATATGGCATTTACAGAACCACCATCAGTGAGATACGTGACTATAGACGGTAAAGAAGTACCAGTAGTTGAATGTGAAACTGAGATAGTATTGAGAAACAAAAAAACAAATTATGAATATAACTCTGATAAAGAGGCAGAGGACGATATCGCAAACCCAGATACAGATACTGTAAAAGAAGATGTTACAAGATCTGTAAAAATTAAAGTGGCTCACATGCCACCATTAGGAGCAGGATCAGAAGAAGATGGCAATAACTAGAGCACAACAATTTAGACAAATGTTAGAAGATGGTGGTATGTTAGTACAACCATCTATGACTGGTAAACGTCCAGGTTATCGTGGTGATGCTGCAGCTAAAGCGGCAGAAGCAAGAGAAACAGAAACAGGTCAAAAATCATCAAGAGCAGCAACAACTTCTAGAAGTGATCCGGGTGAAAGAGATACACCGGGCTTTAATCGTAACACAGGAATATTTGAAAGACCAGACGGAACACCCGAAGGAGCAAGAACACCTGAAGAAGTACAACAGTCTCTTGATGCAGCTAAAGCACAAGGTTTTTTTAAGAAAAAAAATCCAATAGAAAAATTTTTAGATAACTATACAAAAGGAACAAGAAAGACTCTTTACAGTGTTTTTCCTAACAATCCTAGAAATGAATTAGATTATTTAAGATCACTACCTATCTCTCAAAGGGCTTTACTCTCTCCCGCTTTACGTGCAAAATTAGAAGCACTTGAATTAGATGAAGATCAAGATTTATTAGATACAGCCAATACCAAATTTACTTTTGATGAGTTTGAAGAATTAAGAAAATTTCAACCAACCGATGGTTCATTAAACTTTGCAGAATACGCAGCTAAATTTAAAGGTGCACCAGGTTTATTATATTCTGGTGATGTAGGTAATTTAGAAAAATATGTGACCGGTAAAGATGAGTTTGGTAGAACTATGTATGGTTACAGAGAAAAAAGAGATGACGGACCAGGAGATCAAATTTTATTTCCTTTAGGCAAAAAGCCAGGTGATCCTAATCAAGATCCTGGTGATGGTGGTGGCGATAACACTCAAACAGGAATTGGCCAAGCTTTTAGATTCTTGAGCCGTGGTGGTAGTCCAATGGATGCGCCTAAAGAAGGTATTATGCAAATGGCATCAGCTCCAGATCCTATGGATACAAGAAATGACATGATGCAAA